GTTGGCAAGTCTGTCATATTGGGTAGTGGGTATGGTATGGGGCATAGTAAATTTAAAAACCAACTTGCGGGATTTAATGTAGATATTGATATTGAAGAGGCAAGAAAGATTATACGGATTTACCGGGAAACTTACTCTTATATACCATCTTTATGGAGAGAAGCTAATAGATGTCTTGATGCTTTACATCGTGGACAATCTTGTGCTTTAGGTAAACATCCAAAAGCTATTTATCTTGGTAAGGGGGGTTTTTATTTACCGAATGGTATGTTGTTATCCTACCCTAACTTACAAATTGATTCTGAAGATAATTATTCTTATGCGTCAAGAAATTCTAGGGTAAAAATATACGGGGGCAAGGTAATAGAAAATGTTTGTCAGGCTTTGGCTAGATGTATTATTTCATGGCAGATGGTGCAGATTGCAAAACGCTACAAGGTTGCGTTAACTGTGCATGACTCGTTAGTTTGTGTGATACAGGAAGACGAAGCCCAGCAAGCACAAGAATTTATTGAGGGTGTAATGAGGACAAGTCCAAAGTGGGCTGCGGGATTACCTTTAGATTGTGAAAGTGGTATTGGTAAAAGTTATGGGGAGTGTGAGTAATGATGAAAGCAGATGGATTTGATGAGGCAATTATAGGGGTGGGTCGGCAGTTCGATAAACCTGATAGGATAATTTATGATTATGACAAATGCCTGATGATTTTAATGCTTGACCAAGAATTTACTGAGGAAGAAGCAAGAGATTGGATGGAATATAATGTGCTTGGTGCGTATGTTGGTGAAGGAACTCCAATTTTTAAAATAAATTATATAGAAGAAGAAGTTTATGAAAGATTACAGTGAAGCAATTATTAATATTAAAAATAATTTGAGAGCAATACAGTCGGTCTGCGAAAAAGATCGTGGCTATGATGAGACTTTTGATTTGATTTATAAGTTGTATGAGGATGTTGGGAAGCTCAATGCGTATTGTCAATTTCAACAGATAGCCAATGAAAATAACAATCGAGATTGATACTGAAGAAGATCAAGAAGTGTTAGAGCTAATCAAAAGATTAGTGGTGCTTTTGGAGAAGGAAAATGATTGAGGGCAAAAAATATAACATCATTTATGCAGATCCACCTTGGAGCTACAAAGAAAATTGGGGCAACGGTGCAGTTCACCATCATTATGATTCAATGACCGCTAAAAGTATTGCGGAACTTTCAGTGCAAAACATCGCCGATGATAATTGCCATTTGTATTTGTGGTATACCAATAGTTTCGTGAGAGAAGCTCATGCTGTTTGTGATGCTTGGGGGTTTAAATACAAACAGACACTTACTTGGGTCAAGCAATACTCAAATAAAAATATAGAAATGGGGTTGGGTTATTACTTTCGAGGAGCAACCGAACACGTTTTATTTGCGGTGAAAGGGAAACTACCACGTTTGCGAAAAGATTTGAAAAACGTGATAGAGACAGAAGGTAGTGCGGTTTATGAAGTTAACAGCCGAAAGCACAGCGAAAAACCGCAAGTATTCAGGGACATCATTGTGCAACATTCTGGTGATTTGCCAAGGATAGAACTATTCGCTAGAGATAAGAAAGAAGGTTGGGATGTCTGGGGTAACGAAGTCTAATGAGTAACTTTACATGGTCATACAGTGGGCTGTCTTTATTTAAACAATGCCCACAAAAGTTTTATCGCACTAGGATTCTTAAGGATATAAAAGAAGAAGCTCAAGATCATTTAATTTATGGGAAAGCAGTCCATACAGCCGCAGAAGAATATGGTAGGGATGGCACACCATTACCAGAAAAATATAAATTTATTCAACCTTATGTAGATACTTTAGTAAAAACAAAAGGTGATAAATATTATGAACTAAAAATGGCATTAACCGCAGATTTAGAACCGTGTGAATTTTTTGATCCTGAAGCATGGTGGCGCGGTATTGCTGACTTTATTACCGTTAATGATAAAACTGCGTTGTTAGTAGATTATAAAACTGGAAAATCAGCGCGATACGCGGATACAAAACAATTAGAAATTTTGTCGTTAGCATTATTCAAACATTTCCCTAAAGTTAATATTGTGAAAGGGGGGTTAATGTTTGTTGTTGCGGATAAATTTGTTGAATCTAAATTCTACAGAGAACGAGAAGAAGAGTATTGGGAAAGTTGGGATAAAGATATTGCTTTGTTAAATTTATGTTTTGATTCAGATACTTGGAACCCAAAAAGCAATTTTAGTTGCTACAAATTTTGCCCTGTGACAGACTGTGAATACAATGGGAGGAATTAAAAATGCCATTGAAAAAAGGAAAATCTGACAAAGTTATTAAAGCTAACATCGTGGAATCTATCAAGTCAGGAAAACCACGAAATCAGGCAATTGCCATTGCACTAAGTAAAGCACGAGGTAAAAAGAAAGATGCCGTACGTAAACAAACCAAGACCGTACAAAAAAGAGTACAAACAACAAAAGGCAAGAGGCGAAAGACTCGCAAGAAACGCTAGGGAAAGGGCTAGGTACGAAGCCAAGAATAAAGGTAAGGACGGTAAGATCACTGATGTCAAAGGAGAAGACATCGATCACAAGAAGCCTTTATCAAAAGGTGGTACGAATAAAGCCTCTAATTTAAGAAGTGTGTCACCTAGTAAGAACAGGTCATTTAGCAGAAACTCAGATGGTAGTGTGAAAAAGAACGTGCCTAAAAAGAAAACAGTTAAGAAAAAAACTACTAAAAAGAAAACAAGTAAAAAGAAGAAATAATGCAGATAATTGACAACACATTAGTCCTTCGTACAAGAAACCCCCAAAAAATACAAAACAAAATTCCTGATAGTGATATTGTCAGACAGGATAATGATATCTATACGATGACAGTAGGGTGGGATCTATCTACAGCGCAACAGTTAGCTAGACTTCAAATGAAGAATATTCCTTCTCCTATTATGCGAGACTATAACTGGTCAGGTATTTACGATCCGATGAATCATCAAAAGATTACGGCTGAGTTCTTGACTTTAAATCCACGAGCATTTTGTTTTAACGAGCAAGGCACAGGGAAAACAGGCGCGGCTATATGGGCTTCAGACTATTTATTATCAGAAGGTTACCGGGAACGTGTCCTTATTATTTCTCCTCTCTCTATTATGAAGAGTGCATGGGCTTCAGACCTGTTTAGTTTTGCACCACATAGAACCGTAGGGGTTGCTCATGGTTCTAAAGAAAAACGAAAAGAAATTATAGCTAAAGACTATGAGTACATCATAATTAATTATGATGGGATAGAGGTCGTTAAAGAATCCATTGCAGAGGGTGGGTTTGATTTAATTATTATTGATGAAGCCAATGCGTATAAAAATTGCACTACGAACAGATGGAAGTTAATGAATAAATTAACTATGCCAACCACATGGATGTGGATGTTGACAGGAACCCCTGCCGCACAATCACCTGTAGATGCACATGGGTTAGCTAAACTATGTGTGCCAGATAACGTCACCCCATCTAAAACAAGATTTAAAGACTCAGTAATGTACCCTGTATCTAAATTTAAATGGGTTGCTAAACCTAACGCGGGGGATATTGTACATAAAACATTACAACCTGCTATTCGATTTACAAAAGAACAATGTCTTGATTTACCAGAAATAACTTATGTAGATCGAGAAGCCCCGTTAACTTTGCAACAGAAACACTATTACAAAATTTTACGTGAAGAATTTATTTTAGAAGCCGGAGATGAACATATTAGTTCTGCAAACGTGGCTGTCAACATGGGTAAGTTACTACAGTTGTCAGGAGGAGCAGTCTACTCTAACAGTGGGAACGTGTTGCAGTTTGATGTGTCAAACAGATTAAAAGTAGTAAAGGAAGTAATAGATGAGGCGACAGCAAAAGTTTTAATATTTGCTCCTTTTAAACATACGATAGAAATGTTGTATGAGTTTTTAAATAAAACAGGAATATCGGCTGAGTGTATTACAGGATCAGTATCACTAAATAAAAGAACTAAGTTGTTTCAAGACTTTCAAACTTTATCAGAACCAAGAGTGTTGATAATACAACCGCAAGCGGCAGCGCATGGCATTACTTTAACTGCGGCAAATACAGTTATATGGTATTCACCTATAACATCTATAGAAACTTACCTACAGGCTAATGCAAGAGTTAACCGTAAAGGGCAAAAAAATGCCATGACTGTGGTAAATATTGAGGGGTCTGCGGTTGAAAGAAAGTTATATCGGTTACTTTCGGGTAGGTTAGAAGCACACATAAAACTCCTCGATCTTTATGAAGAAATAATAGAAGAAAACACTTGACAGTGTTTAGTGGTAAGATATAATCACTAAAAAGAGTTTAGAGGAGAAACTATGTCAGCTATTATGAAAGAAGAATTTTCACTTGAGCAAATTGCAGCAGCTATTGTGGCAATCCGTGATGAGATAACAAAGATAAATAAAGAAGCGGATAAAAAAGTGAAAGGGTTGGAGCGTGAGAAAGAAGCACTTGAAAAATACTGCGATCAAAAGCTAGAAAGTGCAGGGGCAGAGACTGTTAAAACTGCTTCAGGTACTATCATGCGCCAAGAAAAAATTCGGTTTACTACCGAAGACTGGGAAAGAATGTATCAATTTATCGAAGATAATGATGCGTTTGAGTTGTTAGAAAAACGGATTCATCAAACTAATATGCGTAGGTTTTTAGAAGATAATCCAGATAAAGAGCCTAAAGGTTTAAATGCTTTTAGGGAAACTAAAATAGTCGTAAGACGTTCATAGGGGTAATTTATGGAAAATGAAACTTTGAGACACGTTATTAATAACGTAGAGGCAATATATCCGCGTATTAACAGGCCATACAGGTTTGACCAAAAAGCGGGTAAAACAATGCCATGTGAAGCCCACGAAGATGGAGCAGAATTTAGACTGCAATTTCGTATGGATCGCAAACAGGCCGGAGATTTATACAAAACAATGCACCAAGCCTACAGTGCAACTAAGGCTAACAATTGGCCTGATAAATTTGAACCTCCTTTTAAAGATGAAGGCGATGGGTTTTTTACATTTAACGCTAAAATAAAAGCGCAGTACAACAACCAGATTACTCGTCCTATTTCTCATATGGATTCAAAAGCTCAACCATTGCCAGAGGGTTTTGAACTAACTCATGGAAGCACAGTTAATATTGCTTGTGTATTAATTCCTTACCACACTAAAACAGCCGGAACAGGAGTTTCTTTAAGATTAAGTGCGGTTCAAGTTCTAAAACTAGCAGAGCGTCAAGGCTACAATCCTTTTTCTGCGGTAGACGGAGGGTTTACTCTTCAACAAAATGAAGATAACCCATTCGTAGCAGATGAAGAGATTGAAACTGATCCCTTTGCAGAACCAGAGGAAAAACCAAAAGTTAAAACTCGTAAAAAGAAAGCTACAAAAAGTGAAAGCACAGACGAGCCGCAATCAGATTTAAATGATATTTTAAGTAAGTTTGCGCCCTCTGATGATGTGGACGACAATGAGTGATAACAGAGGATATTCAAACAAAATAGCTAATGCTAACCGTAATGCAGACCTTTCTAGTGCAGGGGTAAAACTAGGAAGGTTTTGCATAGCGGAAGATAAGCGTGTGTCAGAAATCGCAAAAGAATTTAACGTAACTAAATTAACCGTATATAAATGGTTTGATGGTAGTTGGATTCCAAACGAAAAACATTCAGCTTTGATAACAGAATATCTTGAGAGGAAAAGTGAAAAGGTTTAAGTATGCCAACATTTTTACAGAAGATCCTTCCAAATGAGGGGTACTATTGTATCGTTGGCCTTAAAGATGGTGTAAGTCCAAAACAAAGTTTTTATAGTTCGTTAGAAGATGTTGAAACTGGGGTGGAGGATTTATTAGAAGGCGAATTTAACGTATACTTTGCGTGTGCTTCTTTTGCAGAATCATCAAAGAGAACACAAGAAAACGCGGTACATATGAAGTCGTTTTGGCTTGACTTAGATTGTGGTGTTGATAAACCTTATTTAAGTCAAGCCGATGCTTTACAAGCATTACTATCTTTTTGCCAAACGGTGAAATTGCCTACACCTACTATTGTTAATAGTGGGAGAGGTATTCATGTGTACTGGGTGTTAAAAGAATCCATTTATAAGGATGAATGGAACCCTGTTGCAAAACAATTAAAAAGTCTTTGTAAGGAGAAAGGGCTTGAAGCAGACTCAGCGGTTACGGCAGATGGTGCGCGAATCCTTCGTGTACCGAACACGTTTAATTACAAAACAGATCCCCCCTCTACAGTTTCAGTATTACGAGACTCTGCGGAAATTAGTTTCCAAGAAATTAAAACCCTCATTGGAACCTACGAAACCTCAGATAGACCCGAATTTGCTGAAGTTGATTCACGAAAGAAAAATAACCAACAATATTCTTTTGCTAAAATTGTACAGAAAATCGTTAAGGGGAAGGGATGCGCTCAAATAGAATACGCATTAAAACATCAAAAAGAAGTTGATTACAATTTATGGAGAGCAGTTCTTTCTATTGCCGCTAATTGTAAAGATTCTGATGTAGCAATTCATGCAGTTTCTGATAAACATCCTGATTATGATCGCCAGAAAACAGAAGAGAAAGCAGTCGATTTAATTGATAAGGCTTATCGGTGTGATACGTTAGATAGCATTAACATAAATGTTTGTGACGATTGCAGACATTTTGGGAAGATACGCAGTCCTATTGAATTAGGTATTGAAGTTAAAGAAGATGAATCTCAAGAACCTATATTTGATTTTGACCCGCCTAAACTACCGTTTCCTTTTTTTAGAGCGCAGGAAGGGGGTATTTATAAGAAAGCTCGTGACCCCGATGATGAGGATTTGTTGGTGTATCACAACGATCTTTTTTTAGTAAAACGATTGTATGATAAAGAGAAAGGGGATATGGCTCTTGCTAAATTGTTTCTTCCTAAAGATGGTATTCGTGAGTTTTTAATACCATTATCTAGTATGACTAGTAAAGAAGAACTAAGAAAGATTCTTTCTGCACAAGGCGTAGTAATGATGCCTAAACAATTAGATAACATGATGGTGTACCTAATTGAATGTACTAAAAACCAACAGTCTCAAGACCAAGCAGAAATTATGCGAACACAGTTTGGTTGGGTAGATAACGACAGTAAATTTATTTTAGGGGACAAAGAAGTTAGTTGTTCTGCGGTGCGATATTCGCCACCTTCTCCAAAAACAGAATCTATATGTAAATGGTTGGTGTCTAAAGGAGACATAGAAGAGTGGAAACAAATAATTAAAGTTTATAATAAACCTGACTTTGAACCTCATGCGTTTGGTTTTTTTACTGCATTTGGTGCGCCACTAATAAAACATCTTGGTTTTAACGGTGCATTAATAAATCTAATTAACTCATCATCTGGTACAGGTAAGTCTACCGTGTTAAAGATGTGTAATAGTGTGTACGGCCACCCTGATAAGTTGTTGGCACAGGAGACAGATACATTTGCCCACAAGATGTACAGGCTTGGAGTTATGAATAATCTGCCTTATACGGTAGATGAGATAACTAATATGCACCCTGAATCTGTTTCAACTCTCCTATATAACGTATCACAAGGTTCAGGGCCGGGACGTATGCAATCCCAAAATAATATGGAGCGTAAAAATGACACAAATTGGAGTTTGATTGCGCTGGCGAGTTCTAATGCTTCTAT